AAAGATATTTGAGAACCGTTATCTGATGCGCGGCCAAACAATGAAATAGCGCCACCGTTACTTTTTGCCGCAACTTCAAGAGAATCGCCTTGAATGGCGGCCGCTAAATTAACAAGAACGCGATTACTGGAAGTATCCACCTTAAATGTGGTGGTGCCAGCCCCAAACGTCGTCCCATCAAACGTCAGCGCACTCCCCGAAGTCGCCACCTTGCTGCCGTTCAAAAACAACACGCCGTTGGCGGTGCCGCCGGAGAAAGTAGGATTGTTAGTGAGAGTGGTGATGCTGGCGGAAGTGGCAATCAGGTTGGTGATCGTGGCCGAAGCAGAAGTTAGAACTGTGATATTTGCGCTGGCCGCGCTGATGTTCCCAATATAGTTCGTCGCGTCAACTACATCCGTGCCGTTGCTGACCAGAATGATCTTGGCCTTATTCGGCACCGACACGCCGGTTTGACCCGAAACCTTGACGGTAACTTGGCCGGACGAAGTGTTATTGAAGATGAAGTAGAGTTTCTTGTTGGCAGGAACAATAAGGTTCGTGCTGGCCCCACCCGTACCCGTCAGTTCAATGTACATGTTACGGGCGACACCGGTCGCGCCGTTCGGGATGGTGATCGTGGTATCAGTACCGGTTGAAACGGCCTGAGTGACGTAACCTGAAATCGCCTGTTCGATCAGGGTTCCGAGGTTGGTATTCGTGGTATTACCCCACGTACCGGCTTGGTCGCCCGTACCGATCAGTTCAATTGCAAGGTTAGTTGAATATGTACTCGCCATTTTGATTTACCTCACGCCGCAATTTGCGTCCAATTTGGGTTTTGCGTCGTATTAATACCTGACCAATTCGCGCTCTGCGCGTCGTTAATCCCCGTCCAATTGGCGTTCTGATTGGTGTTAATAATCGTCCAGACATTAACTGATCCAACCGCGCCTGTTGCAGAAACTCCGCTGACTATAACATTTGCATTCGACTGAGTAGTAACCGATCCGACCGCCCCGGTCGCTGCAACGCCCGTGACAAAAACCTTGATCTCAAGCCGAACATCAACCGTCCCGAGTGCCGTGGTGCCTTGTACGCCTGTGACAGCCAGAACCTGATCGGTGACAACGGAGACGGTGCCGACTGCACCCGTAGCCACAAGCCCATTAACCGGGATATTCGTGCCAGCAGCGACTATGACATTGCCTAGCGCCGTGGTGCCTTCAACCCCTGTAACGGAGAAAATGGCTTCAGCCGATACCGTGACCGTGCCAATTTGACCCGTGGCTTCAGCACCCGTTAGAACGACGTTCGCCGTTCCCGTGACCAGAACCGTCCCAGTCTGGCCTATAGCCTCAAGCCCCGTAACGGGGACATTCGTAGACGCGGCGACAACAACAGACCCTACCGCTCCTGTCGCAGTAAGGTTAGAAAACCCTTCGCCCCAACCTTGTTCGCCCCAGCCTACGCCAGAAGCGTTCCAACCGTCGAAGGCGACAATTACGCCTGCCACGGCTATGACCTAATTAAGCGATACGGAGGATTGCAGTCGTAGACGTTGCAGCCGGGAACTGGATGGTGAAGTTGCCTGCCGTTGAGGTCTTATCACCACCAAATGCCAGAACTGCCACCGCCTTGTTGCCCTGCGTAGCGTTGTAGATCAATGCGCCGTTCGACGTAATCGTAGCCGAGTCCCACGTAACATCGTCAAAGTCCAACCACGCTGTCGTGCTCGTGAACGTCGGAACTTGCGAAATCGTGAGCGTCTTACCACCCGCCGTGTAGTTCGTGCCGGACGAAGAAACCTCATCAGAGGTCGTATACGCCGTAGTGGAAGCACCCAACGTAGCCGACGAGGTATATAGCGCAATCTTGAAGACATCCGCAGCCGTCGAAGCCCGGATCACGCCGGTTCCGAAGTTGTGAATACCGTCCAAAATTTCGACTTTGAACGATGTGGTCATTGCCTGAGAAATCGGCATCTCAATCTCCTAAAAGCTTTGCAGCATCCAAAAAACCATTTTCAACCAGAGTCCGTCGCACATTCATCCTCTCAGAGTCCTGTGCTTCTTTGAAGTATTGCGCTAGAACCCGATTGAGTTCTGAACGGTTATTGATGCGAAGAAGGCGATCTACGGCACGGTTAGCCAACTCATCCGGGGTAAACCCGCGACTATCCGTCGTAAAAACCTTCACAGTTCCAAGTTCAAATCCACCTACAAAACTCATGTGACCTGTACCCGAGCTTGACCAGAACGGTATGCATCCTGTCGATCCAATCCATCACCCAGACGTTTGAGAAGCCCAAGTGACTCCTGATACTTCTGCTCGTAATAATTCATCATGTCTTGCTCACCTTTCAAATAGGTATACGCTTCGCGTAGCGCCCCATAGAGCAGCACCGTCTCAAAGTTGTCTCCCAACCACGAGGTCGAGTTCGTTACGATAGAGGGCGGGTAATAGAAATAGTGCAGTTCAGCCGTATATGCCTGATCCGGAGTCGGCCCCAGAAGCATTGTTGAATCGTCAAAAATGGCGTAGTACTTCGGCTTGCCATACGTGTTCGGCGGGGGATATGAAGCGCGGATGAAGTTCACATCCTTGTTCAATAGGTACTCATATTCCTGCGTCGTCGGGTCAATAACCGCCAGAGAGAACGTCGATAGCCAATCCGAAGGTAACTGGAAGTACTGAAAGTTCTGCGTCATCGTACCCGTGACGTTTTTACGAATCGCAGGGAGTTGGACCGTGTTATAAATTCGCTCTTCTGCCAACTGCACAAACGTAGGGATATTGGCTACGAAGGACTGTTCAGTACTCTCGCAGTAATCCGTAATCAACGTTGTGAGTTGACTGTAGTTCATTAGCTCCAGCCCGTACGAACCTTGCCGTTGTTCTGCAAGTTAATCTGCGAGACGAACTTCTTACCCTTCGTGGCAGCGCCAGCACCCTTCATCTTCATGTGGGTGACGCCCTTGTTGACATCCTTTTCAGGATAGCCATTCTGCCCAGTCGAGTCGGTGTTCGGTCTAATCTTGCCGGGATTGAGTTCTTTCATGGTACTTACCTCGGGCCAGAGGAGCCGCGCATCGGCTTACGCTGGTTCATCACCTTCGCCATACCACGACCGTACTTCTTCATGTCGCTGTTGGTCTTACCGCCAGCACGCATTTTGTGCATGGATTTCTCATGCTTACTGACTTCTTCCTTAGCGATCTTACGCATACCGTTCTTCATCTCAAATCTCCTAGGTCGTACTGACCGTTACCGTCCCGACTTCACCTGCCGGGGCTAATGTATTGGGAGTTAGTGCCGCATCAAAGGAACTTGATCCCCCAACCGGATTCCAGCCCCATTGTATCTGACGGCTACCATTCGCACCGTCATTGCCTATCGCAAAATAACTCGTGTCCGGTCTTGGGTTCCGTAGGGCCTGCGGGTCGTCCACAGGGTACAGACCGAGTGACAACTGCGGCTGATCAGGCTCCCAACACTCCGGGCAAACCAAGATATTAACGTTCTTGGTCTTGATGACAAGTGACTTCAACTGGCGCAGTTTGTACTGAAACCCGCAACGATCACACATCGCAATCGCGTGTTTGCCACTTGCAAAACGATTAGGCATTTCAATACCCGCCTAAGAACGACTCTCTTGGCACAAACCGTACCGCAGCCTTTTCCCGATCTTCACCCGCCGCCAAGTCCCAAGCCTCGTCATACTGGGCCTTCAACACCATCGTCCGGGCATCCGCGCCCGGTATCTTCATCGACAAGTAATAGGCTAAACCCGCCACAAGGCAAGGTAAAAAGCGGAACGGGATATCTTGTCCATTAGACCCCACACCGGGGTCGAACATCCGGCGCAGTCGGGTATAAAACAGCGTCCAAGTCGTACTATTGTCAGGCTTCGGCCAGACCGTGAACTGTGGGTAGACTACTGCACCGGCTGAATCCGTCGCACCCGTGCGTCGGTTAATCCAAATCTGAATCGGGCGACCCGTCGCATTCTTGTTCGGGATCGACACGTACGTGCTCGACGAAATACGGGTGATATT